ACTACGGCTGACTTGCTGTATTTCCAGCTGTACAACGATACCGACGCGGCTGCGATTGGCTTCACAGAGGTTCAACGCTCTGTCACGGCCAACCACATGACCCAAGTGGTTATAAACTGCCTGCTCACGGTTTCAGTACCTTCTACTATCAAGATGCAGGCAAAGAATGCCACCGCAGCACGTGGAACAGTATACTTCGGAGGAACATCCGCAATCTCAATCCAGACCACCTGATCTATGAAATCAATCTCACTCGGCCGGCCAGACATGTATCCAGAGAAGAACAACACCACTGATAAGGTGCGCAATCCAGAGCTTTACATCGAGCTGGACCATGACCCCGAGCTGGCGCCAGAGGGTACCATGACGGTGAAGTACAAGATCATCGAGAAGACCGTCGTCACGAACGATGACAAGTCTCCTCTGGTGCGTCTGTGCATCGAGATAAATCAGATCCTCGATCACAAGGGTACCGAGGTGTTCGAGGAAGAGAAGTCTGACCACAAGATGTCTGAAGACATGTTGGACCAAATGGGTGACGAGATAGAATCCTCGGATGACACTGCCGACGATGAAGCTAAACCGACAGCCATCGTGGTGATCAAACGTAAGTAATTATGGCTGTACTGGCTGTACCTCGGATCTGCGGAACAGAAGCGCCTAAGCTCTCGATCGTATTGAGAGACTCCAACGGCTTCGCGGTGCTGGACTCCAACGGTCAGTGCATCTACGACACCGAGTCTGACTGGTCCAGGCTGAACTGCTCCATTGCGATCCCGGAAGTAGTTGACTGTCAGCGCAATCCAGTGTTGACGAAGATCAACCGTACGGTAGCACCCAGGCTCTGTCCTGCAGACTCGACCATACTCCAGTTCGGCTGCGAACCGTGGACCACGTCGGACGGAGAACTCGTTTATCTCTTGAACCAGTAATTTTATGCAGATCTCAGAATTAGCAGATGTACTGTCCAGTACCTCGGTTGGTTACTTGCCCCTGGAGGAACTTCAGGTGGACGGTACATACGTGACCAAGAAGATCCCGAGCGATGCCATCGGCATCCAAGGCCCCATCGGCTTGACCGGAACACCCGGCACGAATGGCGCAGACGGCGCTGACGGAGCTGCTGGTGCCGTAGGTCCGGCCGGTGCAGCCGGTGCAACCGGTGCGGCCGGGTCTCTGTCTGGCGTGCTTGGTGGTGATCTAAAAGGATCTGCACCCAACCCGTTGATCCTGTTGGCCAACTCCAAGGGAACCATCATCGCCGGTGACGGTACTGATGCGAAGACCCTGACCGCTGGTGCCCAGGGGTTCCAGCTCTCGGCCGACTCGGCCCAGACCCTTGGTGTCATCTGGTCCAAGACGCAGCCCATCACGGGAGATTCTCTGGTGGCTGACAACCGGGTCGCGCGACTTGATGGATCTACAGGACTTCCTGTTCCGATGCAGTCGAGCGGTCTTGAGGTCAACGACAATGGTGCCCTCACCTCGGTAGGATCTGGCGGCAACGCCCGCGGTACCGACGCCACCGACCTACAGGTCACCCGGGCACTTGTTACCCAGGTTGCCAGCGGTGCCCGTGCTGTCATCGTTGGTGGTCAGGCTAACACCGCGTCTGGTGCAGACTCGGTCCAAACAGGTGGTACAACGAACGCTTCTGCCGGTACAGGCTCGTTCGGTGGTGGTGGATCTGGAAACTCTGCAGCCAACCAGTACTCCATAGTCGTGGGCGGGTTAAACAACTCTTCTACGCAGGATAACGCCGTCGTGGTTGGTGGTGAGGACAATATAGCGTCTGGGTTCAGAGCATTCATCGGAGCCGGAAGTACAAACTCCGCGGCTGGTGCAAACTCTTTCTCTGGTGCCGGGGTATCAAACACAGCATCAGGCTCTGCGTCTTCAGTAGTTGGAGGAACATCAAACACCGCTTCAGGTCCTAACTCGTCAGTCCTGGGCGGATCTTTCAATCAAGCTACAGCTTCTCGTGCAACAGTTATCGGAGGCACTGCATCATTTGCTACTGGAACTTCTTCCATAGCGTCTGGTGAAAATGCAAAGGCTGAAGTGTACGGATCTCGTGCCCACTCGGCAGGTATGTTTGGAATCGCTGGTGATGCACAAGAGCTGCACATACAGTGGCGTAACGATACCACCAACGCGACCCCGCTGGAGCTTTACACTAACGGGTTTGGCGGTCAACGTGCATCACTACCTACGGGTACCGTGTGGGCATTTCACATCATCCACGTGGCCATGCAGGACTCGGGTGTCGATACTGCCGCGTGGGAGACCGTTGGTGCCATCGGGAACATCGCCGGTACAGTTACCCTCGTCGGGGCTGTCACGAACCGCCTGCTTGGTGATTCTACTGGCGCCACATGGGGCACACTGGCCAATGTTCCAGTCGTATCGGCAGACGCGGTCAATCTTTCACTTAAAATCTTGGTGACTGGTGCAGGGTCTCACAACATCCGATGGGTATCTACCGCGCGTATCTCTGTTGTTGCTTGGCTATAACTTATGAGCTTTCTCGTTTCTGACATCCTGGACGACGCCCGCATGATCCTCGGGATCTGCGACAACACCATCGTATACCGACGACTCACAGAAGCCATCGAGCTGCTGGTCAATAAGTGTGACTTCGACTTCTTGACTGGCTGTGTGGACATCTGCACCGACGGATGCGTTGTGACGCTTCCGCGTGACGTAGAGAACCTGTTGGCTGTCAACATCTCCGGAATGCCGGCCTTGCCTGGTAACCAGCTGTTCCAGTTCCACCAGAACGGGTCTGGCTCAGGTCCCAGGTGTGACTACCGGTGGATCGAGCTTGGTTCGTTCCCCACGTACCGAGACCTCACGTGTGCGTCCAAGCTCGTCGCATTCCTCGACAACCCGGCCGACGGATCGGTCAAGCTCGTCGTGCATGGTTACGATCACGAAGGTAAGGTTCTGACCCACACGATCGCGGGAGTCCAACACGACGGTGCATTGATCCCGATGACCTACGGGTATGCGCTTCCAGCGTCTGACGCACCCAAGATCTCCAGGATCACCGGTATCTCCAAGGGTATCTCAAAGGGGATGGTCCGCTTGTCCAGCTTCGACGGATCGACAACGACTGGCACCCTGATCGGTATCTACGAGCCTGACGAACAGTATCCTACCTACCGCCGCATCACCATTAACCCGGAGTGCGAGGTTATTACGGTGTTGTACCGCAAGTCCACTTTCGAGGTCAGACGCTCCAGCGACCGAATCCTGCTCCACAGCCGGCTTGCCTTGCTGCTTGCCTTGAAGGCCGTCAAGGCTTACCAAGACGACATGTTGGATCTCGGCGTCGGTTTCGAGAAGACAGCCACCAGGATTATCATGGAGAAGGAAGAGCGTGTTGGATCTTCTGTCCAGCAGGCCATCCAGGTGCAGGGCGGACCTGGCGATCCAGATGACCAGATGTCTTAACCTATGGCTACTACTCCCATCGTAGACGGCGACAAGTCCTTCCGGGCCACTGATTCATCGATACTGCCGTCCGAGCTGGCTCCCGGCATGATCACCAGATCGGTCAACATGCTGCTCAGAGGTGGAACAGCCCAGGCCAGGCCGGGGTTTGACTGTATGTTCAGTTTCTCCGGCTCTGCATCCACCTCGTCTGGAGCCACCGCAGAGTCTTCTGAGCTTCTGTTCCAAGGAGCACGGTGGTTCTACCCTATCCTGGGTACTCCGATCCTCATGTTCGTAGTGTCTGGCACGCTATACCGGTCAGACTACCCGTACTCTGAGCATCAAACTGTTGGTGCATTCTTCGATTCTACCGCCGCGTACTGCTATTTCGAACAGGCGCTACAGACGAACACCCGCAACGTAGACGGATCGATCACCCTGACAGATCCGAGGGCGTTGATGATCATCCAGGACGGGCGTAAGACTCCGCCGGTGGTGTTCGACGGTCAAACCGCCACCCAGCAGCGTGGAACCGGCAACGTTCCGCACGGATCTGTCATGATCTGGGCCGGCAGCCGTCTCTGGGTCTCACAGGGACCCAAGTTGATCCCATCTGACATCGGAAACCCGGTGTCGTTCTGGGAACCGTACGACTCTACCGTGGCGATACCGCTCTACCTGGTCTTCTCCGGAGACATTACGGCACTGTCCATGTTGCCGGGGCGTAACTCGCAGCTGATGGTGTTCACCACATCGAACGCCGAGGTCATCCAGGTCGGTATCCGTGATCGTGGTCAGTGGCTCAACACGCAAGGATTTCAGCAAGAGGTGTTTGCAAAGATCGGATGCGTTGCACACCGCTCCGTAGTGGAGCATCACGGCCTACTTTGGTGGTACAGCCAGTACGGCCTGGTCAATTTCGACGTGGCACAGCAGTCATTGGTATCATCAGTCCTCCCGTACCAGGACAACGAGATGCTTTGGCAGAAGGGTCAGATGTCCAACGACCTGAGCAGCATAGCCGCGGCCACCCATGAGAACTTCTTCCTGTTGAGCTGCCCGGTAGCCACGCAGGACAACTCCTCCACCTGGGTACTTGATCAGTCCACCCGTTTGACCCAGGAGGGCAAGATGTCTGGCTGGAGTTCATGCTGGACCGGCCTGTACCCTGTTGAGTGGGCAGCCCTGAAGTCTGAACAACAGCCCCGCCTGTTCTGCTTTGATCAGCAAGACGGAGAGTTGCGACTCTGGGAGGCATTCGGGCAGGATCAGCTGGACGAGGGATGTCCGTTCGAGTGGTGGATGGAGACCCGGGGATACGACGGAGAGATGCTGATGAACGATAAGGAGGCCCGGTATGCCCGTGTCGATCTCGTCGAACTGTCTGGTACCGTTGATATTGCCGTGTTCTGGGCCGGAGAGAACCGCGGCCATTACCGCCGCATTGCACAGCAACGGTACGAAGCACAGCAGAGTGTATTCGGGCCTGGTGGTGTCTACACTCCAACTTCTCCAGTGTGGGTCACTAAGCCACAGTCGAGGCGACTTGTTACGAGCGAGATACGTATCCCTTCTGCGGATGACTGCTCCGTGGAGTCTCAGAATCTTCCGTTCCGTGACGAGGCGTTCCAGATTGTAGTAGTCGGCATGGGTCCTGGTGGTGTACGCGCGATCCGTCTGCAACTCGATCCCGTGGACGGACAGAACCGAGCGGGTCAGTGTACAGCCGATGAACTACAGTCCCGGATGGTCCGGGCTGACGGGTTGTCACTTCAGGGCACTGCGGATGAACTGCAGGCACAGTCAACGGCGAGTCCGATGATCGGCTACTCGGCAGATATTACCCGTACCGTAACGGCTGACGAGATCGCCACGGTTGGCTCGGCCTCCGGGTTCTCGATCGTTTCTCAACAGGCGGCTGACCGTCAGGCAACAGATCAGGCGACCCGGATCGCTGCACGCCAGCTTGAAGGGCTTTTGCTGCCGGTCGTGTCCAACGACGGTATCGTGTATTGAGCTGGACATTGTCGGCAATTTTGACCTAATATCCACTGTGCAGAATCGCTTTCAATCTCTCGATCCGATCAGCCGCCGCTGTATCCCTATGCGGTACCAGGCGCCACGCATCCTCGGCACCCAGACAGTAGAAGCGTCAGGCGTTGCACAGACCGGCCAGGTCTCTCCGCTCCTTGAGTTCGAAGCGACTACTTCAACGTTGTTGGAGCTGTTCCCTGAATATGTTCCGTAACAACAACAAGTTCAACACTTTATGGCTCTTCAAAGAACAAATCTAGTCCTGTCCAGTACGCCCCTGAACGCAGATTTCTCAGGCGACGTGCAGGCGCTATTCGCCGCCATGGTGGCCAGGCTCAAGATCTTGAGTCCCACAGGCTCTACACTATTCCAGACGGGAGATGTGGAGCCCGTAGGCAACCAAGGTCCGTGGCTCCGGGACGGAACATCGTGGTGGGTCTATGATGAAACAACCGGACGTTACGTGCCGGCCGACATCTCTGACTCTTCGGCGTTGCCGTTCTTCCTGCAGAACACCACCCCGACCGCACCGACCGGCGATGAGCCTCTGGTGTGGATGAAGACTTTCAACGGACGTATCATCGGTCTCTACGGCTGGACCGGAGCTACGTGGCAACGCGCGTCGACTCCCCCGAACCAGGGTACCACACTGTCCAGACCGGCAGATCCGCAAGACCTTGAGCAGTACTGGGATACAGACATCATGTGCCTGATCCACTTTGAACGCGGATCTTGGCGTACCGTGTCAGGAACCCCTGGAGATACGAAGTTTGTCGTACTCGGCCTACTCGAAGAAGCTATCCGGTTCAATCCAGGGTGGGTTTACATCGGTGAGTTCGATCAGAACATCCGCGGCCGTTCCGTCGGTATTGCCACGAAGGACACGTCTGGCACCAACGCGGTCTACACGCCAAGCTCAGGACTCACCGCCAGGTCTGCAGGTGCCACCGCTGGTGCCGAGACCGTCGTTCTTGGATCTGCGGATGTCGAACAGCATACCCACGTTATCGGTCATGCAGAGGCTCTCAACTTTGACAACAACCTCACGTTACAACGCGCGGACGACGGTGAAACTATCGCCGTTCCTTCGCCTCAGCCTCCAAACCAGTACATAGTGAAGGGAGATGGTGCGTCAAATGGATCTGCAGCCGGAGAGGCTGGGAATGGGCCAGCTGGTACATCGTTGCTCACGAGCCGTCAGCTGCCGCTCGACACGCAGCCCAATTACACCGGCGTAGCTAACGCACACGAAAACACCACGCCCACGTTATACCTCTGGTGTTTGGTTAAATCGTAACCACGTGCCAAACACACTCATTCGACCCTAATATCTAACTGTATGCGCAACGAACACAATCGACCCGGGGGGACATCATGGCTGTAGTAGCTGCTGTTTCTGCTGCGGTAACAGTCGCCGCCGGAGTCTATGGCGCAGTTGCCAAGAAGGCTGCCGCCGACAAGGCAGCTGTGGCACAGAACCGTGCGTTGACGAAGTCGGAACGTGTTCTCAATGACGAGCTTAACCTGAACAAGGTTAACGACGCGTTCTTGCGTGCCGAGCGTGCCCGTCTGGACAACCGTAAGGCTCTCCAGGAGGAGTTCGATCCTGAGCTGGCTCGTGTCCGTGAACTTGGTGCCAAGCAGATCCTGGCCGAAGCTGAGAAAGATCCAGCTTCGCTTGATTCAAGCCGTACTGTCCGGGCCATCATGGACGAGAATCTCAAAGAAGATCCTCGTCTCAAGACGTTGCGTGACAACCTGTTGACCCGCGGTATCGCTGAGTCCACCGCTGGTGCTACGCTTTCACCTGAGTATCAGGCCGAGTTGGTCCGGGCAGGACTCACCGGTACAGCCGGCTCTGGTATATCCCAAGGCAAGGCCCAGGTCGGTGGTTCAGTTGCCCGGGTGCTCGGACGTGCCGGTGTCGACCTCCAAGCACAGCGTGATCAGACGGCGCAGCAGATCGCCGGGACGGTTGGAAATCTCGATCGTAACAGGGCCCGCATCTTGGAGTCGGTGTTCCCTGCTGTGGCACAACAGGAGCAGAACCTACGGGTCCGGGGTGCTCAGAACATGTCGTTCGCAGACCAGATGGCTCCGGAGGGTGGCTTGACCGGTAAGGAGGGAGCCAACCTGCAGATCCAGCGTGGTCAAACGTTAATCAATTTCAGGCAGAAGAAGGGTCAGATCGCAGCCCAGAAGGCTATCGCGGCCGGTGATGCCAACGCAGCGATGGCCAAATCCATCGGATCAGGTGTATCGTCCGTGGTAGGTGCGGCCGGTGCGGCTGGGGCATTTGGACCGTTCGGTAGTGGAGGTAGTGGAGGTAGTGGAGGTGGTGCGGATAATTCAATCAGTTGGGCATCTTCTGCTCCATCAAGCGGCGGCGGATATGGACCGAACTAGTGGACATACTGACCAATCCAGAGATCCCGGCCAGTATGTTCATTCTTGTTGACCAGATGTGGCCAGACTGGCACAATTACCCGGTGCCGATAGTGACCAGAGAAACAAAAGATTTACTCGGATAACTGTATGCCAAGCTTAACGAACCCTGACCCGACTCGCCTCGAAACCGGCGGGATCTCTGATTCCATCGCCAGTGCTATCGCACCCGTGGTAGCCCAGCCGGCCGGCGCCATCGAACAAGCGTCACAGGATGCCATCACCGCCATACGTGAAGGGTTCGCGTGGGGTGAGAACCTTGGACGGTTGCCGTTGCGTAACGCAGCCGCCCGTGATAAGCTCGAAGAGTTCAACCAATCTGGTAAGCTTCGTCCACTCCAGCTTCAGGCCGAGCAGGAGAGAATCAAGCTCCTGCAGGACGAGACGGACAATCTTCCTCTCAAGCGTCAGCGTGCCGAGGAGGCTTATCAGTATGGTCTCAAGCAACAGGCCGCACGTCAGGCATTCAGGTCTGAAGTAGCCTCACTTGGTAGTGGTATTGGACAGGAGGCAGAGATCAACGCCAAGCTTGATGCAGAGGAGAATGCAATCAACCAAGCCAAGGTAGAAAGTCCAGACAGTAAGATCGTGTCTCAAGAAGATATGATCAAGCAGGCTGAGCGTAATAAGCAGCTCAGGGCAGAAAAGGTTGCCAAGTTGACCAAGGTTCCGACGTTCCTAGACATCTTGGGTGTTGCCGCAAAGCATGGATACGACCTCACTCCGGCTGATCAGAAGGAACTTCAAGACGATCTCACCAGGCGTGTAATTGGAAACTTCCCAGTCCCGGAAGGTTTCCGAGTAACTGGCGTTACCGTTAATGAAGATGGTTCAAAGAAAACGACTTACGAGACAATCCCGCCGCCTGGTGATCCTGTGCCGGAGAAAGACAGCA